TATGTTGACTCAATGACACAGGCTGTTATGCGATTCAGACAAGGTGGATTACTTAAGCACCCTGAAGATTATGTAACAGATAATTCTCGTAGGAGGTTAAATAAAAATTATTACTAATGACTATTATAACTAAAGGAATGGGTGCCATTATTAAAAGTGTTAAAAAAAGTTCACCTATGGCAAATGTATTTGAGGGAGCTGTTAAAAAATTAAATAAAAGAGGTGGTATTAGATCTTTTGGTAAAAATTTTAAAAAAACAAAAAAATATATAGTTAGAGGCCAACCTCACGGTAAAAAATTTCCAGGAGAAGAAATTATTAAAAGAATACATAGAGATCAATTTAAAAGAGATATTATTGCTACTAAAATAAAAGCAACAAGAAATCCTAAAAAATATAAATCTCCTGTGATGAAGGGAGGAGATGCAAAACATAGTGGCGGAACATTTTCAAAAACTGATTACAAAAAAATACGTAAAAATAGAAAAGCAAGAGGAATTACTAAATAGTGACACCGATTATTAAAAAATTTGTTTTGAAACTCTTGTCCAAGGACCGTGGTTCAGGGATCACGAGCCTTCCAGGTGCACAACATAGAATGATCCAAGAATCAATAATCACGGACACTCTATTAAAAAGAGGAGTTAATCCAGAAACTATTACTTCAGAAGGAATGCTTCAATCTATTTTAAACGGAATTAAAAAAGAAGAAGCAATGATTGCAAGATCAAAAGCAGAAGCACAGAAAAATTTAGCAACTGTTATGGATATGAAGGGTAGAAAAATTAGACCTGGAGCAAAGATTATGGGTGGTGAAGAAGTAATTGAAACAGAAGCAGAGATTGCAAAAAGATTAAATAAAGGAAATAAAGAAGGTATTGAACGAATTAAAGAAAAACAACTTATAGAAAGTTTTGATCCTGATGAAATGGCATCAGGCGGTAGAGCAGGTTTTGCAGCAGGTGGTATGGGTCGTAGAGCATTTTTAAAATTGATGGCAGCGTTAGGTGCAACAGGCGTTGCAGCTAAATCTGGATTAGTAAGTTTGTTAGGTAAAGGTGGTGGTAAGCAAGTTGCAAAAGAATTAACACAAGTTCCAATTAAACAAACAGCTGATATGCCAGCATGGTTCAAGCCTCTGGTAAATAAAGTTATTAAAGAAGGTGAAGACGTAACTAAACAGTGGGCGTATAAGGACAGACAGGTTGTCCATACAACTAAACTCCCTGATTCACAAACCGACGTATTGGTAACACAGGATTTAGATTCAGGAGATGTTTTAGTCGATATTGGATTAGAGAAACATGGTTTTCCAGATGGTCATCTAGGTCAACCGGTTAGATTAGAATATAAAGCGTCAGAAGTTATTGAACCTATTAAAGGAAAAAAAGGAACCAAGACCAAAGAAGAGTTTAATGTTGAAGAAGCAGAATTTACTGGAGGACATCCAGAAAATGTAAAATTTGAAGAATCCGTTATTGAAAAATTCGGTGAACATGGATCTAACTTTGATGAAGTAGAAATGTTTGCAACTGGGAAAATTAAAAAATCTAAACCAACTAAAAAAGCTCAACAGTTAGAATGGGAACAAGGTAAAGCAGAAGCTGATGCGGAAGCTGCTGCAGACATGGCTGATGATTTTGCAGACGGCGGCCGTGTTCCAATGTGGATGGGTGGTGGTCTTGGAAAAGGAAAAGGTTTATTAAGAAAAATAATGAGACACCATGCTGAAACAGGCACAACTGGATTAACTGGTTCTGAAATGTTAAAATTAGTAAATCCTAAACAATTTAATAAAATGTTAGATAACCCAGAAGGTATCCCTTCAATTGCTAGAGAGATGATTGAGAAATACACAAAAGAAATGAAAGCGGATAGAGTTGGTGCTGTAGAGCATTCATTAGGACTGGCTAAAAAAATGAAAAAAGCCAAAGATAAATCTAAAGAAATGGACAAAATTACAGAAGCGTTAACAAAAGATTTTGTTGACAAAGGTATGGATAAAGAAATGGTTGAAGGTTTAATAGAAATGTTTTTAAAGGCAAAATATCCAGACTATCAAAAAGTAAAAACTATAAAAGCATTACCAAACGTAACAGATGAAGCAATTTTAGAATTAGAAAATATACAAAAAAACTTAGCAACTAAAGATAGAAAGCTAAACGCATCAGGCGGACTTGCAGGAATGTTAGGGGAATAATGGATAGAGTTGATGAAATATTATATCTCTACGAAGACGATGTAGAGAGCTTTGCTGATGGTGGACGGATCGGATTTAAATATGGAGAAGGTGTTAAAAAAATAATTAAAAATTCCGTTGGTAGTCCGTATGGAGAAGGTTATCATATTATGGACTATTATTCTAAAGAAGATGCTGTCCCTGCAAAAGGTGGTAGAGGTGGTAAAACAAGAAATTTGTACGTTAAAGATTATGACGAAGCTGTTGCAGCTTTAGAAAAAAAGACTCTTAGAACATCAAAAACAGGTATAAAACTAACAAAAGCTGAAGTAGCTAAAATTAAAAAAATACTAGAAGCTAATGGTAAAGGTGCAGGTATATATGAATATGGTGGAAAAGGTTCTGGAAAATATGAAATAAGAATTAAAGTAGAAAAAGACAAAAAAGAAATTAAAAAAAATTTTACATATACGGGTGATGATAGTTTAAAAAACGCATTAGACTATCATACAGAAGCAAGAGCAAAACTTTTTCCTAATCAAATAAGTGAGGCAAAATTTAAAGAACTAAGATTATTAAATGATACCTTAACAGATGCACAATTTGCAGATTTGTTAAATGAAAGTAATTATTTAACAAGTAAAGGAAATCGTTTTAATGCAACAACTGCTTTTAATTGGAAAAAAAGCTTAGATCTTGGTTCATTAGGTCCAAGAACATTTAGAACTATAGAGGAAGCAGAAAAAGTTGTTAAAGAAAAATTTGGTCCACGTTATAAAGAAATATTTAAAAATGATTCAGAAATTTTTGCTAAAGCAACTCAACTTATAAATGATAAAGGAAAGTTTAAAGGTAGTTTTCCAAGAGGGGCTGGTGCAGAGGATTTTTTATGGCATTCTTTTAACAGAGCAGCTAAAGGAGGATCAAGACAAATTACTTATGATTTATCTGCATTAGGTTATGAACTTCCTATGGAAAACGGAAAAATTAATTGGAATAAAAAAATAGACGGAACTCCTGCATGGAAATTAGTTAAATTTAAAGATAACGATGTGGGTAAAACTTTTAGCTATAACGAAAAAAACGGAAAGCATATTATTGGTGATCTTAAAAATCAAGTAAACACCGCATACAATAATACTAATAAATTTAATAACGCTGTAAAAGGTTTTTATGAACAAGCAGAGATAGGACAAAAATTTAGTGGCAGATTAAGAGATGATTTTTTAATAAAAGAATTAGAAGCAAAGATGGGAAGAAAAATAACAAAAGCTGACAGTGAGTTAGTTGATAACTGGTTAGCAAGCAGAAGACCTGGATTTAGTTTAACACAAGTGCACCATAGTGAAGGAGTTACAAAAAATGTTTACAATACTCAAAACGTTTTTACTGCTGCAAATTTAAAAGAAAGAGATTTAATGAAAACTTTTAATAAAGAAGTAAAGACTATTGGAGAAGCAGCAGCTCAAAAAAATTATAATAAAGGATTAGAAGCTATTTCTGATGAATTTGGTGGTATTCAAAAAAAGGTAGGTTCTAAATATGTAGGGACTGCTCCTACAAAAGCATCTGTAACAAATATTTTAAATGCGTTTTGTGGAAAAGGTGGTAGAAAGAAATTTGCAATAGCTGGAACTGTTGATGGGTTAACTTGTTCAATGGAAGAGATTCAAGGAAATATTAAAAAACAAACTAATCAAGCAATGAAAGCTACTAAAGATGGAAAGATACCTAAAAAATTTGGTAAACTTAGAGGTCTAGCTAAATTTTTTGGTTGGATAGATGCACCAATTGAATTTATGTTTGCTGCTCCACATTTAATGGCAGGAGATATTGAAGGTGCTAAGAGAGCAACTACTGCAGGTTTATTTGGTTGGGGTAAAGTTGATTTAGATAAAATTTCGGATAAAGAAGCTCAGAGATATTTAAAACATACTAAAGCTATGAATGATTATTTTGATAATTATGGAATTGCCATAGATGCAGAAAATAGATTAAAAGATTCTACACCTGGAACAGGTGATTATGAATTAACTACTCAACAATTTGAAAACGCTAAAACAAATATGAATGACATTCAAGAGAGTTATCAAGATTATGGCTATACATATCAAAAAGGGGATACTCCTCTACAAGGTAAGGTTGCAACACAAAAATATATTAGAGATAAAGTAAAATCTGATTTTGAAAAGAAAATTGATACACAGGCTAGTACAGAATTTTTTAAAGATTCTGATCAAGAACTTTTAAAAGAAAATTTAAAAGATTTAGGGGGTCGTCCTGAAGATGTAACTCCTACAAAAGATTTAGAAACTTGGATTAAAAATAAAGGTGAAGACATGGCTGGAAATACAAATTTATTTTTTAATGTTAAACCATATGTATTAGAAGAAGCAGAAGCATTAGGGGTAGGAGATATATTTGATGATTATGCAGCTGGTGCAGGAGTGGAAGCAGAGGGAAGAAAATCTATACAAGATGCTTATGCTGAAATTCCGTTAGAGTATGCAAGTCAATTAGCTGCTTTAGAAAAGAAACAATTAGAAGAAGGTTTATTAAAAAAAAGATTAAGTGAAGGTTTTGCTGGCGGAGGAATAGCTGGAATAAGAAGACCAGGAGCAATTCCCCCTGAATCTGGGCCACAACCACAGGGCTTGGAAAATCTTAAATATTATGTTACAAACACTTAGGAGTATAAATGGCAGATATAGATAAAGGACTCCCTAATACACGAACCGAGTTTAAACTTCCAAGTGAGGAAGAAATAGCTGACGTTTCGGTACAAGAGGAAGTTACAGAAAAACAACCCGTAGAAGTTACACCTGAAGAAGATGGTGGCGCAACAATTGATTTTGAACCAGGTGCAATTAACATTCCTGGAACAGAAAATCATTTTGATAACCTAGCAGATATTTTACCAGAAGATGTTTTAGAGCCAATCGGAAATGAACAAGCTGGTAATTACCAAGATTATAAATCTTCTAGAAAAGAGTGGGAGAAAACTTATAGAGATGGTTTAGATCTTTTAGGATTTAAATACGAACAAAGAACAGAACCATTTCAAGGAGCTAGTGGTGCAACTCACCCAGTACTAGCAGAAGCAGTTACGCAGTTCCAAGCACAAGCGTACAAAGAATTATTACCAGCAGATGGACCGGTTAGAACTCAAGTTATTGGTGTTCAAACTCCGGCAAACGATTTACAAGCACAAAGAGTAAAAGATTATATGAACTATCTTGTTATGGACAAGATGAAAGAATACGAACCAGAATTTGATTCGATGTTGTTTCATTTACCATTAGCAGGATCAACATTTAAAAAAGTTTATTATGATCTAACTATGGGAAGAGCGGTTTCTAAGTTCGTCCCTGCAGATGAATTAGTAGTTCCGTATACAGCTACCTCATTAGACGATGCGGAAGCTATTATTCATGTGATTAAAATTCCAGAAAACGAGTTGCGAAAGCAACAAGTTTCTGGGTTTTATCGTGATGTAGAATTAGGCCCACCAGGAATGGTGAGTTCAAATGAATTAGAAAAAAAGGAACGTGAGCTAGAAGGAACAAAAGCTACAGGTAGACAACAACCTATCTATACTTTGTTAGAGTGCCACGTTAATTTAGATCTAGAAGGATTCGAGGAGGTTGATGGAAACAATGAACCGACTGGAATAAAACTTCCTTATATTGTTACAATAGAGGAAGGTACAAGAAAAGTTCTCGCTATTAAGCGAAACTTTGCGCCCAATGATCCGAAGAAAACTAGAATCCAATACTTCGTCCACTTCAAATTTCTGCCAGGACTAGGATTTTACGGATTCGGACTCATTCATATGATTGGCGGATTGAGTCGTACGGCAACGGCGGCTCTCCGTCAATTATTAGACGCTGGAACATTATCTAACTTACCAGCAGGATTTAAACAAAGAGGTGTTAGAGTTCAGAACGAAGCTGATCCAATTCAACCAGGTGAATTTAAAGATGTAGATGCACCGGGTGGATCATTACGTGATGCTTTTTTTCCACTACCTTATAAAGAACCTTCACCAACATTATTACAATTATTAGGTATTGTTGTTCAAGCTGGACAAAGATTTGCTTCTATTGCTGATATGCAAATAGGAGATGGTAATCAAGGTGCAGCTGTAGGAACAACTATTGCTTTACTTGAACGTGGTTCAAGAGTCATGTCTGCAATACACAAAAGATTGTATGCAGCAATGAAAAAAGAATTTGGCTTACTTGCAACTATTATTTCACAATACTTACCACCAGAATATCCATATGACGTGGTCGGTGGTGCAAGGACCGTGAAGCAAATGGACTTTGATGACAGAATAGATGTTGTACCAGTTGCTGATCCTAATATATTTTCAATGTCTCAAAGAATAACATTAGCACAAACTGAAATGCAATTAGCTACAACTAATCCACAAATGCACAACATGTATAATGTTTATCGAACTATGTATGAAGCAATTGGAGTAAAAAATATTGATGCAATATTACCACCTCCACCACCTAATACACCTAAAGATCCATCTATTGAAAATATAGATGCATTAGGCGGTAAACCATTTAATGCGTTTCCAGGTCAAGACCATAGAGCACACATTACAGCTCACTTAAACTTTATGGCAACTAACATGGTTAGAAATGCACCGATGGTTATGGGAGCTTTACAGAAAAATATTTTAGAACATATAAGTCTAATGGCACAAGAACAAGTACAATTAGAATTTAGAGAACAAATGCAAGAGATGAAACAGCTACAACAGATTGCACCACAAAATCCACAAGCTGCAGCGGATCTGCAAATGTTATCACAAAAGATTGAAGCTAGAAAAGCTGTGTTGATTGCAGAAATGACTGAAGAGTTTATGAAGGAAGAGAAGAAGATTACTTCTCAATTTGATCATGATCCATTACTTAAATTAAAAGAAAGAGAAGTTGATTTAAGAGCAAGAGAAACTGAGAGAAAAATAATGGAAGATGAGAATAGATTAACTCTTGATACAGCTAAACTTGTACAAGATAGAGATTTGACTGAACAGAAGATGGAGCAAGACGAAGAATTAGCTGAAATGAGAGACGAGACAGCCATGGATAAAGCTTTATTATCTGCGGAGACTAAGCTCTACACAGATCAAATGAAACGTAAAGATGTAAAGACCTTGAAAGGTCCTAGAAGATAGTATAAAAAACCAATAGGAGAAAATATGAAAAACTACCAAAAGTCTACAAAGGTTGCAGTTCCTAAACAGAATGTTGTCTATGACAAAAGAAGTAAAGCTGATGTCACTAGAGCAAGAAACGTTATCCCAACTGGTGATAAAGTAACTGTTAAAGGTACAGGCAAAGCTAGAAAACAATCAGCAACTTGGTTCTAATATGTGGTTATCAGCAATTAAATTAGCTGTATCTGCTGGAAGCAAAATTTACGCTAACAAGCAGAAAGCAAAAATGGCTATGTCTGATGCACAGCTATTGCACGCCGAGCGACAAGCGCGAGGAGAGGAAGAATACCAGGGCAAACTTTTAGAAGCTAGACAAAACGACTACAAGGACGAATTCGTTCTTGTGATATTAAGCGCGCCCATAATTGTGCTTGCATATGGGGTCTTCAGTAATGATCCGGTCGCTTTGGACAAGATAAAGATTTTTTTCGAGCATTTTGCGGCGTTGCCG